ACACGTTCAAATGTCGCCGCGATCGAGATCAAATCCACTTCCGGCTTGGCCTGCTGCGCCACCGTCACCTGCACCACAGGCGCGTGGCTATATCCGGTCATGCCAATCGACACCCATCCGGTATTGCGCACCACGGGCGCCGGCGGCGTGCCCGCGTCCCAGATTGCGTCATCCCACAAGCCCTGATCCCAGAGGTCGAGCAGCCCTGGATCCGGCCCCGCAGGCGGCGGCGGCGGGATGGTGACAACGTAATCGATCGTCGCCGAAATCTGGGGCTGGAACGGCTCGCCGGCTCGAGCCGCGAATGACGCCCGCGACTGCCGCCAGGTGATGGTCTGCGACGGCGAGGCGAACATTTCCCATCCGCCCACCAACGTCGCGATGTACGGCATGCCGTCGTCATAGCCAGTACGGTCGGCCTGCATGACGCGGCCAGTCTGCGTCCCGAAGAACATGTCGCCGCGCATTCGGACGAAGCACATGGCGTCCCAGCCGGTGAACCGAGTGTGCGCGCCGGTGGCAGCGTTGGTAACGAGGCAACGATACTTGCCCGGCACACCGCCTGGGAACGTGGTGAATATGCCGCCATACTCGTCCCACTTGCACATCGTCCAGTGATGCTCGCGCTTGTCGAGCACCTCGGTGCGCCACATTGGCTTGATCTGCCTTGTGACGGCGGCCAGTTCCAGTTCGGCGCGGTCCTTGGTAATAGCGCCCGACATCGGCAGCATGCCGTCGACCGTGGCAATCAACAGGTCGCCGCCGATCGCCAGGTGCGCGTTCATGCCGAGCGGAGGTGACAGGTTATAACGCCCCTCCTGCCGCCAGTTGGCGGCGCTCGACGGGTCGCCGCCGGTGAAGATGATCGCCTCGCCTTCGTTCGTCACAAAACAGATCTTGTCGTCAATGCCGTCGCCGGCGTCGATCGACCAACTGGCGCAGAACAACAACTTGCCGCCCTTGGTGGCGGCGCCCGATAGCGGGATCATCGCCAGTGCGCCACCGACCGCATTGAGCGGCAGATACCAGGCGTTCATGCTGTTGAGTTCGATGAAGAAGTAGCGGTTGCGGTACTTGCAGACATAGGACAGGCCAGCCGCCGGGATGTTGGTGATCTCCGTCGTAATGGTCGTCCACGTTGTGCCGTCATAGCGCAGCGGCGGATTGCCGGCGTCGTTGACCGCAATCAACCAGTCGCCGGCAGCGTTCGCCAACTGCGAGGCGACGTAGTTGCCGCTGGTGCGGCCGGTCGCCACCGCTACCGGCGTTCCCGTGGATACGTTATAAACTTTGCCAATGTTGGCGACGTACATCTCGTGCTTCACGCCGCTGACGTATTCGAACGCGGAGATGATCGGCGTCGTCTCCGGCAACTGGCACCACTCGGTACAGCCGCCGCGCAGGGAGACGCCCTTCATCGTAGGTTTCCAATTGTCGCAGACCACGGCAGCGCCAGGCTGCATGTAGGCCTCGTTCTCATTCTGGATAATGCCGCGGGTCGGCGCCGGTAGCGTTACAGTCTCCAGTTTCGCAGCTACTTGTGCCGGCACCGCCACCCGCTTGAAGGCTTGGTGCTGGCTCATGGGGTAGCACCCGGAAAGTAGATGGTCTGCGATGGGATCGCGACGCGAGAATTAGCCGATAACGGCCGGCGCCCGATCAGGATCGGACCCGGCTGGTCGTGGCCCATGGCGATCGCCAGCGCATCGCCGTAGGTGCCCATGTCCTCGGCGTAGGGCGAGCCCTTCTGCGCCTTCCACTGCCAGATCATCCCGAGCGTCAATAGCCGCTCATCGAGCCGGAAGCGGTCGCCATCGGCCAGGAACCTGTCACCGAAGCCTCCGGACGCCAGTGCCACGCAGTTCTTGTCGATGTAGTGGAATGTCGCCGTCTCATCCAACGCCAACACCGGCCTCACATACAGGCTGCCGCCGGAGAACATCCAACTGCCGCCGCCGATGCCGCTGCTCCAGCTGTTGCCGCGGCTGTAGCGCACCCACTCATCGAGGTCGGAGACAAACGTCATCGGCTCGGTCGTGGAGGTGCCACGCCACACGTTCGACGTCAGCATCAACCTCTTGAAATTCTCCGGCAGTGGGAAGTTGTCCGTAGTACCGTCGCCGGTGATGGTGGCGGTAGCGCGCAGCGTCTGCCAGTCGCGGGTATCGTAGGCAATGCGCCGCGCCATTTCGTTGGCGAGGGAGAGCATCTCCTGCATGGTGCGGTTGCCGGCGATCCCGGAGAATACCGACTGCGGCTGCAGAACGCCAACCACAGCGCAGACATCCTTGATGACCGCCAGCACCGTCATTTCATGCTACTTTCTCGGGCCGCACGCTCTCTGCCATCCGCACCAGCGTCTTGCGGTTCATGTTCTCGGCACCAATCGGCTTCTGCCCACTATGCGTCGCGATGTACTCTCGCAGTTGTGTCAGGTCCATGCCGTCAAACTCGCTGGACGTAGCTTGCTCGATGGACTTTTTATGCGCAGCGTCCTCCTCGAGGATAACGTTGCGGGCGCGCAGTTGCTCCAGCTGCGCCAGCAGTTGCATGTTGGGCGCCGTTGCCATGCTTTCCTTGATGTACTCGTCGGCCTTGTTCTTCATCTCACGGCCGCCGGGGCCGAGGTTCTTCAACTCCTCGCCGTCGATGCTGGCCAACTGCTCAATCGTGTAGACATTCTGCGCGCGTAACTCTGCACGCCGCGCGTCGGTCAGGAACGGCACGAGGTCGAGCGGCGTGCCGATCTTGGTCTGCGCCACGTCACGCTTGAACTGCTGATACTGGTGCCTGAACCGCTCGGCATAAGTCTCGGTGCGCTGCTGCCGGGTCATCGGGTCGGTAATCCAGCGGGTGACTGCGGTCGACGGGAATACCTTGACGTCAGGGGAGCCGGGCGAGCGGATCTCGCACACCTCGATATCTTCGAAGATCGGTCGCCCCTCGGCGAGGCTTTTGGTTTCGCTGTGTACGGCAATGTGCTTGAACAGAACAACGAGCAGTTCGTCTGGATCTTGTTGACGGTACATAGAGAGTTTCCTTCCTTCATTGAAACGATCAGGGGCCGCCTCCGTGGAAGGAAGGCGATTACCTACACGTCGGCGACCCCATCACCCGCTGCCCACTTAATCACAAAGTTAAGCCGCAGGATTTTAGAACAACCAAAGAGCGACTACGCTCCCGGCGCGGAGTCGTACAACCTCCAGTTGAACATCGGGTTGACCATTGTCAGCTCACCCATAAATCCGATGAATTGGGCGATGGCATCCTTGTCTATCGGCATCTGCCCATCACCATCGAACAACTTGTCAAAGTTACGCGAGGGGTGATAGCGCATGCGCAGGCTGTCGGTGTTGAGGCCAAACGTGGTGTTCGCCGGCATGTTGGAGCCGATGCCGCCGTCTAGGACGATCTCTGCACGCTTGCCGCCGCCGATGTACTCCAGCGCCGAGAAACCGAGGCTACCGAGCGAGGTGTTGCTGGTCTGGCGCTGGATTGCCAGCGTCGCTGCGTCATACGCCGCATAATGCTCCGGCGACATGACCAACAGGTCGGCGTAGTCACGGCCGCGCGACTGCTTGGTCATGGCGTAGTTGAGCAGCGGGCGGATCGTGGTGGAGTTGACCTGGGTGCCGCCAGCCAGCACCGAATTGGCGTCGAACGTCTTGGTCTGCCAGATCGAGTTGGTCACACGATCGATGCCACCGTAAACGCCGTTGGCCGGAAGCACGGGCACCGCCCACGCAAGGCCGGTCAGCTGCTTGTTGCCGTTCGCCGTGCCGTCGGAGTAGATCGCGGCGTCCATCGCATCTTCCAGACTGCGCTCGGCAGCTGTTAGATAATTCTCGAACACGTCCATGATCTGGGCTGCGCCCTGGTTGTTCAGGATTTCCTGCAAGCTCAGGATGATCGGAACGACAACCATTTTCGGCGTATAGACGGCGTCGCTGAACAGGTCGATCGCCGGATTGAGCAGCTGATCGTAGCCGCTATACCATTGCACAACTTGCTTAGAGATTTGCAGCGTCTCGCGAATTGCCGGGCCTGAATAAGTTTTCCAGAGGCCTTTGCGCTTCAAAACGGCGAGCAGCGCGTTGTTGTTGGAAACCATGTCTTGGTAGCCTGACGATCGATCTTCGACCGCCATCGACAGCACCTGTGTGTACTGCGCAGTAAGGCCGGTAATGGGCATGATGCCTCTCCACGGGGTTCAGATTTAAGACAAAGATCAGCTGTTGAGACGCTGCATAGCGTTCTCAAGGGCCTCTCTCGGTGAACCGCTTGGTTTCTGCTTTCGCGACGCTCCGTTTGAGGGAGCCACGTCGGGCGAACCAGACATGCTGCG